GATCTAAATAATGGCCACACTGAATTCACCAGGCGTAAGCGTAACAGTCATAGACGAAAGCTTCTATACCCCTTCAGCTCCGGGCACCAGCCCTATGATTTTTATTGCGTCTGCACAAGACAAAACTAACCCCAGCGGTACTGTTGCCGCAGGCACAACCTCAGCAAATGCTGGAAAAGTTTGGTTAATCACAAGCCAGCGAGATTTAACAGATACCTTTGGAACTCCTTTGTTTTATACAGATTCCAGTGGTAATCCTTTACATGCCAATGAACTAAACGAATATGGGCTTCAGGCGGCTTACAGCAGTTTGGGAGTTAGTTCACGTTCATATGTGGTTAGAGCAGACCTTGATCTAGCACAGTTGGCTCCTCAAAGCAGTTCCCCTGAAGGAGATCCCGTTTCTGGCACATATTGGGTTGACACAGCAGGCAGCATATTTGGCATCAAAGAATGGAATACTTCTACACAGAAATTTACAGTTAAAACACCAATTGTGCTTGATGATACTTCGTCAGGTAACAGCTTTAATGGAGTGGCTCCTGATACCAGCGTTGGCCAAATTGGAGACTATTGTATGGTTGTCACTAACGATAACAATAATAAGCTCTACTATAAAACCACAAGCAATGTATGGACAGGTGTAGTCAATGGATTTGATGGTGGTAAGTTCTTACAAATTAGTCCACACTATACCTATCCTATCTATAACGCCAGCACAGCTACTGGAAGTGTTTGGATTACCAGTACTACTCCTTCTAATGGTGCAAATTGGACTATCAAATACTGGAACGGTACTACTATGAGCTGGAGCAAAATTACTGCTCCTATCTACAACAACGTACAGACAGCAACCTATACACTAGATTCAACAGGTGGTGGTAAAAATATCGCTATTGGCAAATTGTTCATTGACAGCAACTATGATGATTCAACTACTGAAACTGCCAACTTCAAAATTTGGAGAAGAAATAAAGCTGGTACAACGTCAGTAGTCACTGATGGTGTGACTACATATGCCAGCAACGGAACCACATACACCTTTGACATTGCAGAAAGTAGGGCCAATCGTGCTTCCTGGACTGCATCTACTACTATTAGAGTAACAGCCACCAATGCTACTACTATTTTAGGATCGTTACTTCCGAGTGCAATTAGTGCTGCTGCTACTTTAACTAATGTTACTGCCAGCTTTAGCACAGCATCTGGGATTTTAACACTAAATCATAAACTGGGTGGCGATATCAAAATTACTGCTATCAGTACAGTTACGCAAGAGCTGTTAGGGATCACACCTTACAGTATGAACACACTGATGGGAACAGCTAACGTCTATACATTTACCAGCAATACAACTACAGATCTGTTGGTTACTAATTGGAAACCTTTAGCCTACGAGGCTCGACCAGATGCTCCTTATACTGATCCAGCAGATGGTACTTTATGGTACAGCAACGTAGTAGATCAAATTGACATTCTTTATAATTCTGGTACCTATTGGGTAAGTTATGCCCGTGCTTTCCCAGCAAGCGATGCAAACGGCCCTCTTGTAATGGCAACAGAACCTACTGAACAAAGCGATGGGAATCCTTTAGTAACAGGCGACATTTGGGTCGACACAAGTGACTTAGAAATGTATGGTCAAAACATTTATGTCTATGATTCCACTCAAACTACCGGTAATAAATGGGTCTTGCAAGATACAACCGATCAATCAAGCCCAACTGGATGGTTATTTGCTGATGCTAGGTATGCTACAACTGGTACTACATTAACCGCTAGTTCAATATCCGATCTAAGATCCAGCAATTATGTTGATCCAGATGCACCTGATCCATTGCTGTATCCAAAAGGCATGAGATTATGGAACACTCGCAGAAGCGGGTTCAATGTTAAGAAATATGTCATGGGATATATCGATATCACTGCCAACAGCGGATATAATGTTAGAAATGGAGAATCTATGTCTAACTATGCTGTCGATCGTTGGGTCTCTCAATACCCAACAGACGACACAGGTGCTGGAGTATTTGGAAGAAAGGCACAGCGTCAGGTAGTGGTAAAAGCTCTAAAGGCATTGGTTGACACCAGTGTTGCAGCAAGAGATACAGACACATTGAATTTTAACCTAATTCTATGTCCTGGATATCCAGAGCTTATTTCCAACATGGTTAACTTTAATACTGACAGAGGAATCACCGGATTTGTTATTGGTGATACTCCGTTTAGATTAACTCCTACCGGAACATCACTCAGTAACTACGGAAACAACACCGCAGTGGCCCTTGATAACGGTGATAAGGGATTAGTTACCAACGACGAATATATGGCTGTATATTACCCAAGTGGTTACACTACTGATAATACAGGCAATAACATTGTTGTTCCTCCAAGTCACATGATGTTGAGAACCTTTATCAACAGCGATGCAAAGAGCTATCCATGGTTTGCACCAGCTGGTACTCGCAGAGGAACAGTTGATAATGCTACCAGCGTAGGATACATTACTGCCGAAGGAGAATTTAAGACATCCTCAGTTCCCCAGGCTCTCCGTGATGTGTTAGACGACGTTAAGATCAATCCTATTTCAAGTTTAACTGGAATTGGTCTAATAGCATACGGTCAGCGTACTCGTGCTAAAAATGCCAGCAGTCTAGACAGAATCAATGTTGCAAGACTGGTAGCATATCTACGTAGACAACTAGATATTTTAGCAAGACCGTTCTTGTTCGAACCTAATGATGCACAAACACGTAGAGAAATCAAAGCGGCAGCTGAGAGTCTGTTACTTGAGTTGTTGGGCCAACGTGCTCTTTATGACTTCATTGTGGTCTGTGATGAAACCAACAACACTCCTGCAAGAATTGACAGAAGTGAGCTTTATATGGATATTGCTATTGAACCAGTTAAAGCCGTTGAATTTATCTACATTCCATTAAGATTGAAGAATAAAGGCGACATTGCAGCCGGACTTTAATAGGTAAATAAAAAAGATTAAGGAGCATTCTAATGCCAATTGCAAGTTTAAAGAATTTCACAGTACCCATTGCCGGCAGCCAGGCAAGCTCTACACAGGGCTTGTTGATGCCAAAATTAAAGTATCGCTTTCGCGTTACTTTAGATGGTTTTGGTGTTGCTGGAGCACCTACTACAGAATTAACCAAGCAGGTAATGAATGCTACTAGACCTGATGTCTCTTTTGAAGAAATTAAACTGCCTGTTTACAACAGCACAGTGAAAATTTTAGGTAAACATAATTTTGCTGATGCTAAGTTAACCGTTAGAGATGATGCCAGTGGTGTAGTAAGTAGAAAGATCGGGGAACAGTTGCAGAAGCAATTTGATTTCTTTGAGCAGTCCGGTGCCCAATCTGGTATTGATTATAAATTTAGAATGCGTGTTGAAATCCTAGACGGCGGAAACGGCGGATTTGAGCCAGTGACTCTTGAAAGTTTTGAGTTTTTAGGTTGCTTTATCAAGCAGGCCACGTATGCTCAAGGAGACTACAACAGCAATGAAGTAATGGACATTGCTCTAAGTATTACGTTTGACAATGCTATCCAGCTAGAAGCACCTGGCGGAGCAGCCAGCGGTATTGGTGTAAATGTTGGAAGAATTGTACGCCCTGCAAACGCACAAGGCCTAACAACAGGCGGTTAATAATAACTTCAACCAGTAAGAAGCCCAGTAAAAACCTGGGCTTTTTATTTGACTAAATATTTGTATGAGTAAGACCAATAATTATCTATCATTAGGATATCAGACCAACCTCGATGGAGAAAAATACAATCTCCGTGATTATAGGCATGCTGCCCGACTCTATGCCGACGATCATCAGGTCAGAGCACCAAAATACGGTTTTTTATACTATGTTAAATTCGAAATAAATCAAAAAGCAGTAGTAGGAACGCTGGATAAAAACATAGGTGTCTATGTTAAAAAAATAGATTTGCCAAAATTTACCGTTCAAACTGAAATGGTAAATCAATATAATAGAAAAACTCAGATTAATACCAAGCTAACTTATAGTCCCATTACTATAGATTTTCACGACGATAATGCTGACATAACTAACGACCTTTGGTATTCTTATTATCAAAGTCTAATTGCAGACGGTAATTACAGTGGTGGGAATACTAATATCCCTAGACAATTTACCGACACCAAATACGGTCCTACAGATTATGAATATGGTATGTATGATAATC